TTCATCGCCTCTTCGATGCCGCTGATGGCGACGGAGACAGCAGCCTGCTTCCAGGAGTACTCCGCAGCCGAGATGCCCTCTTGCGGGGTCGTGGGCAGCGTGTCGTAGCCAGCGTAGAAGCCTGCGGTGTCGTTCTCGGCGTGCACGATCGGCACGACGATCTTCGCACCACCAGTCTTGGTGCTGATGCGGTTCTTGGCCTTCAGCCAGTTGGTGAGCGGGCGAGCGTTGAAGACGTTGTCTTCAAGCTGCGCGCGGTAGTTCTTCAGCGTGGTGCTGAGAATGGCGTCGTAGTTCGGGTTCGCCGACATTTACTTTCTGTGTCCTCGTGTGTGGTTAGAGACCGTGCTGTTGCTTTGCGGCCTCGAAGGCTGCGCGCACGTCGCTGAATCGCTGCGTTCCACCAGGTGTCACCGAACCGCCCTGCGTGTGCGAGCCGCCCTCCACCGCAGGAAGTCCTTCCTTGCGCTGCTGGTTGGCTGCGTTCGCCTGCGCCTTGCGGGCGATCTGCATGACACGGTCGTGAGCGAACACAGTGAACGCGTCACGGAAGTCGGGGATCTGACGGTCGAGCATGAACTGAATCAGCTCGTCGTCTTGGAAATCGCCGTACTCGTCGTGAAGCGCACCAAGTTCGCTGCGGGTGTACTGCTCGAACTGACGTGCTTCTTGTTCTTCGATCCAGCTCTCGACCTTGCGGTTCGCCTGCTCCCACGGTTCCAGTTCCTCTTCGTCAACCTCTGCAGTTGACGTCTGAGCAAGGAACTGCTCGGGGGTCAGGCCATACGCTGACGCCAGTGCCGCGATGGTGGCTCGGGGATCCCGACCCAACGCCTCGACAATCTCGCCTTCGTATTCAAGGCCCTGTCGCTGGTTGGCTACCTCTTGCGTCTTGCGGGTGTAATCCGCCTGGCGCATGTAACCGTTGAGAGCTTCATCGAGCGGCACCTCGATGTCTTGTCCGTCCACTCGGACGGTGACCATCTGCCGATCGTCGGAACCCTCGGAGACTTCCTCGGTTGTTCCCTCGTCGGTCGTACCGACCTCGGGAGCCTCGTCCGTCTCTACCGAAGACGCATCCGCGCCTTCACTCACTTCATCTTCGAACACGAGTCCTCATTGGTTGTTCGTGGTGTTTGCGTCTCGTGGCAAACGAACCCGCACAGGGCGAGCACAGTCCACCTACAGTGAGGTGCAAACTGTCCCAACTACGGCGCGAGGGACGCAGAACCGCTAATGAACAAATGCGTACTGGACGACCACGAGATGCTCGTGGACGCAGCGCCAGTGACGCGCACGCGGATCGCCCCACCCGACGTGTCGACCGTCGTATCCCAGGTCGATGTGTCTTCGATGTCGGTACCGATTGTCTGTGTCGAACCAACCTGCGTAACCGTGCCGCTCCCATTCACACGGAACAGCGCACGGCGTACGTATGCGCCCGCAGCCGAAAAGTCGGTCTTCAAACCCTGCACGAACGTGACGACATGCACGAGACACGACGCAGGCGGCGTGTACGTATCGCAGGTGGTCACAGTCGCATTCGACGTACCGACAACCGCTTCGCGCACAACCTCGTAACCGTTCTGCGTGAGCAGGTTCGTCCCGCCGACGATCAGGGCGTGCACGCCTGTCGAAGCGAAAATCGAGAACGCTCCGTTGAGCGTGCCGAGAGCGGCGAGCGGGCCGACGTCGAACCCGACAGGGATCTTCGTACGCCCCGTACCGTTCCCGTCGGGATAGAGAACCAGATTCGCGCCGTTAGTACCCGACGCTCGCCACGTCTGATCGCCAGACCTGTGCCCGCCGATCTCTGCATACTGCGTGTGGTCATCGTCGGACAGGCCACCGAGGTTGCCGTGATCGACCGACGCGTTGCCTGGGTAGTACTTGTGCGTCGAGCCTTCAGCGAGATCGTCCGTGTCGAACGTGCTCAGGTCGGCGGGACCAGGCGCACCATCAGCGCCATCAGCGCCAGGGTCGCCTTGCGGACCTTGCGGTCCTGTGGCACCAGTAGCGCCCGTGTCACCCGTGTCGCCCTTCGGTCCTGTGGGGCCTGTAGCTCCCGTCGCCCCCGTAGCACCGTCGGCTCCGTCGGCACCATCCGCTCCAGGCGGTCCTGTTGCGCCGTCCGCGCCCGCAGGCCCTACGAGTGATGCAAGCCACTCTTCCTCCGTACCTTCGAAGCCGTTGTCGACGGCGATCTCGTATGCGCTCTCGCCGTCAGCGCCCGCGCCTCCACCTCCAGTGGAAGGGTCCAGCACAGGCTTGTAGAGGCCGTCGTCATCGATTTCGAGCAGAATCGCTCGTACGGCGTCACCCTCGCGGTAGCTACCCACCCCACGACTCCCCGTCGTCGGTCGACTTCAGTAGCAGCCAGCGTTCGCAGTCGCCCTCACGGTACGATGCGTCACCCGCAGGGGTTGACCACGTCTGCCCGCCATCATCGGACTTCATGAAGATGACGCGCACAGCGTCACCCTCCCGATACGCACCCATCATCCAGGGGACGGTCGTGGGTTGTTCGAGTGCGACACACTCGGCTTCGGCCGCGGGAGCCTGCGACGCGGCGCAGCAGCACGGCGCGGAGCGGCGGGCGTGCGCATCGAGTCGAGCAGGCCCGACAAGTGATGGAAGAACTTACGGTGATCCATTAGAAGCTGCTTTCCCAGCTCGGTTGCGGGCAGGAGATCGCTCCGTACGAGTGGATCGAACCTGCGGGCAGGTCAAGGATCCCGACAAGAGCGTCGGCCATGTCGGATGTGAGCGCTGCAGCGTTCATGTACACCTGCGATCCAGGCTTCACGCGCAGGTCGCGCTGGCCGTTGGCCGTACCAATCTTCACGAACGGGTCGGTCGTGACGGTCACGTCACTCGCTCCGATGCCGTGCTTCGAGTTCATGAGCGCGGTCGTGGACGAGAAGTCGTCCGCACCACCCACCGTCCAGCGGAGGATGTTCGACGTACCGTTCTTGAACCACGCGTTCTTGCCGTAGCCGCCCGTCGTGTAGAAGTCGGTCGGGTCTGTGCCCGTACCGCCACTGTTGATCGGGATGATGTTGTAGTTCCAGAACAGCGACGAACCCGAGCCGATCGGGCCGACACCGAGGTTCCCAGCGAAACCAATGTCTTCGGTGTCGGGGGCGTAGCCGTCCGAGTTGATCGAACGGTTGTCGTCGTAGATCTCGAACGGGATCGCACCGCCGACAGAAGTGCAGTGCCAGATGTTTGAGTGCGGTGACGCACACAGGATGTTCGAACGGTTACCCCAGCCGAGGCTGTTGTCGTACGCTACGCACGAGATCATCGTCATCGTCGTGCAGACCTCGAACATGATGCCCGCGTACGCGTTGCCGCGAGCAAGGCAGCAAGCAACGACGCCTTCCTTGTTGGCGTTGTCGAGCCAGAGGCCGACACCCGACGAGTCGGAATGGGCGAGCGTGTTGCCGCAGTCTTCGAAGATGCAGCCGAAGATCTTGATGCCCAGCGTCTTGTGGATCTTGACGTTCGCCATCAAGTCCTTCCACGCCGAGTCGAACGTGTTCCCGATGCCCGTGTTGTTGTTGCGAGCGAAGTACGAGTTCTTGATGACCCAGCCGTCAGTCCCGTTGTCGACAGGGTCGACGCCGTGAGTGCCGTACGTGATGCGGCCTACGCCGTTCACGCCGAGCGAACCGTTGTCCGCCACGATGCAGCGGTCCATGACCGAGCCAGGAGCGCACTTGTAGAGCGTCATCCCGACGCCCGAGTTCAGCGAGACCACCATGGCGTACATGTCGAAGATCGCGCCGTTGGAACCCGAGAAGTACAGAACGTTCGTGCCCGACGACGTGTTGTCGGACGTCACGTAGCGCTTGAAGCCCACACCCCAAATGTGGTATGTGCCAGCCCCTGCCGATGACAGCGTCGTGAACGACGTGAGCGAGTTGCCACCGTCGAACCACACCTGGTCGCCAGGGTTCGACATGAGCGTGAAGAACTTGGACGACAAGTTCGCCCCGCCCTTCAGCTGCGCAGCGGCACCCGTGTAAGTGCCAGCGTGCATGACGATCGTGCCGCCAGTTGTGATGTTGTCGTACGCCTTCGAGACGGTCGCGTAAGGAGAACCCGACGAGCCTGTGCCAGTCGTGTCGCTACCGCCGTTGGCGGGGAGCGCCACATGCTTCACGTTCGAGCCTGGCACCGAGAACGGGTGGGCAGGCACAGTGGTTGCGGTGTGGTCAAGCAGCTCGACAGGCCATACGAACGACCGTAGGTCGGCGATACCGCGGTGCCTCACGAACGTACCCCGTACAGGTCGAATGCGATGTCAGCGCCAGGCACGGTCGTGCCGACGCTCACGATGGTGAGCGAGAACACGTCGCCGTCGGCGCACGTCGTCGTGGAGAACGTCGTGGTCGTGTCGGAATGGCCTGCGGCAGCGATCGACACGCGGTTGCCTGTAGTCGTGATCGCAGTGCGCGACGTGGTCGTGCCCTTCTTGATGTCGAACACGAGTGCAGCGCCAGTCGGCGCAGTGTTCACTGTCGCCTCGGCGAGGTTGATGGTGAGCGCAGGGCCGCGGTAGGTGAGCAGGTAGGGGACGTCGACCGCGAACGCGTTGCCAGGGATCACCCAGCCAGCGATGTGCACCTTCTCGCCTTCGAGGTCATCGAGACGTCCGTCGAGCGCAGTGTCCGCCGCCGTGTATGACGCAGCGAGCGTGGACGACCAGTAGAGGTTGGTCGCACCCTCATCGAGGTCGTCGGTCGTGTAAACCGACAGGTCGCCAGGGCCAGGGCCAGGCGAGCCGTCCGAACCTGCAGGGCCGATCAGGGAGGTGGCGGAACCCCACGAGCCACCCGACTTGGGACCGTACAGGTCGGCAGTGTCGGTCTTCAGGTAGAAGTCGCCGTCTACGCCGTCGCCCGAGTCAGGCACAGACGTGCCGTTGAGTATCGTGTTGCCGTTGACACCGTCAGCACCAGCGGAGCCAGGAGCACCGTCGTTGCCCGCCGTCCCGACGAGAGACACGGAGCCAGCCCACGCATCGGCGGAAGGCTTCGGCCCGTAGAAGTCGTACGTGGACGTGTCGAGATAGAAGTCGCCTGTCGTACCGAGGTCGCTTGCAGGCGCGCCCGCGCCCGCGAGGATCCCTTCATGGATCTCCAGGCCCGTGTCGCCGACAACGTCGAGCAGGTCTTGCGCGACGATGCCCGCGGTCAGCGCTGCTTCGTAGAAGTCTTCCTCGGCGGTCGTGTAACCGCCGTAGAACAGCTGCTTCAGGTCTTCGAGGTTGTAGTTCTTCGGCATCAGACAGTCACCGCAGCCCAGAGAGCGGAACCCGTGTTAGCGAGGTTCGCGTTCGTGATCGAGGAAGGAAGGTCGGATTGCGAGGCGCGCTGCGCAACGATGCGTGGCGTCGCCTGGTTCGTTGCCGACGAGTTCAGCGTGCGCCCGACGAACGTCGGCGCAGTCGCAGCCGTCACGACGAGCACACCGAGCGCATAGCGGGTACCAGCAACGAGATCGACCGACGCGCTCATCGCCTTCGTGTAGACGGTGTTGGTCGAGCTGAACAGTGTCGTGTCGTTGGGGGTCGACCCGATCAGAGTCAGGTCACCGTTCGCCGCTTCGCTGTAGATGCCGAGACGGCAGACGGTCGGCGTAGCTCCAGCGCCAGTGCTGCCCGACGCGACGACGAGATTGGAGATGGTCTCGGTCTTGTACGCGGTGAAGTAGACGAGACGCAGGAGCTGCGATGTGCCCGCCACCGTCGCCTGGTCGGCGAGGATGCGCGCGTATGCTTCCTGGTCGCCGTACCCGTTGCCTGTCGCCTTAGCGACAAGGCTTGCTGCAGTGACACCAGCGGCCGCGGCGTCTACGAGGAAGTCGTATTCGCTGTCAATGCTGCCGCCGTAGAAGGCGTTGCGCAGGTCTGAAATCGAAAGGGGCGTGCTCATGCGAGTCCTTGCTTCTTCTGGCTCGGCGTGTTGGGACCGCCGCGGTAGGTGTTGGCGCTACGCGCGCGCGGGGTCGCCTTCGGGGTGGTGACGCGCGGCTTGCGCTTCTTGACGAGCGCGCGCAGCGCGGGCAGCTTCTGCTTCGGAAGGGCCATCAGAAATTCTCCGTCTGCAGGCCCACCTGGCCTGCGAGCTGTGCGGCTTGCGCGTTCTGCGGTACGCCGCTCTCATCGGTGTTCTCGGGCGGGGTACTATCTGTCTGCCCCTGCTCTTGACCCTGCTGCTGCTGTTGCTCGGCCTGCTGTGCGGCGAGCTGGTTCTGGATCTGCACGTCCATCGGGATGAGCAGTTCCTCAGGGTTCTTCATGCCGTAGCCCTCACGCAGCAGGTACGTGACGAACTTGTTCGGGTCGAGCACAACACCCACATACGGCTGGAGGGTTTGCGCCATGATCTGTGCTTGCTGCTGCTTGAACTGCTCGTTCTTCGGCTGCGTCGAACCAGCTTCGACTTCGAAGTCGTACTGGCCTTCGATCGCCACCGCGTCGAACTGGATGTAGTTCATCAGGCCGTTCGGGCCGAGCACTCGTGCGTAGTCGTCGCCCGTCAGGAACGCCTGCGCCAGCTCCACGACAAGTGAAGCGATACCTGCGAGGAACGTCTCGACCTGCGCCAGCTTGTCGGCTGCGCGCGCGTTGGCCGAGTCCTGAATGATCGACGCTTCGGTCGCGGTACGGCGACCTTCGGCGATCGCACCACGCTGATAGTCGGACACGCCCGACACCTGCTCGATGTCGTTCTCGATGACATCCGAGTACTGGTACATGTTCGGGTCGAGCGGCAGCTGCGGGATCGGAACAACCAGCTCCTGCAGGTTCTCGTCGCCTTCCACGAACACGATGCGGTTGTCTTCGTCGCTGGCGAGCGTGTTCAGCGCCTCGGGCGAGAACTTGTCGCGCAGCGCCAGGTACGCGCGCTGGTAGCGCTTGCGGTGGTTGTGCATGTCGGAACGCAGAGCGTTCAGTTCGGCCTGCAGCGGCTCGATCATTTCGAGGTCGCCCAGGTCGTAGAACATGTCAGGCACGGAGTAGTTGCCGAGGTAGCGGAACGGCTGCCCGTACGGGTACGGGTAGTCGGTCGGGTCGATCAGGAACCCTTCGCCCTTCTCTGCGAACGTCGCGTACATCTTGTTGTCGAGGTCGTAGAACTCCCAGACCGTCACACGCTTGACGTCGTCGTCGTACTTCTCGTCGTTGTCGTCGCGGTAGCGGGGGTTCGTGGACGCGTCGGGCACGAGCTTGTTGCGGGCCGCACGGTTGTAGCGGCCGTCATGCTGCGCCTGCTCCAGCGGCACGACGATGCGCTGGGCGATCCACTTGGCGTCGTACATGCACGTCGCTTCAGGATCCACGAACAGGTCGAACGGAGACACCCGCTCGATGAACGGGCAGTCTTTGACGACGTCCATCGTCTGCGTCGGGATGCCCGCCATGATGTCGTCGTCGGTCGGCAGCTCAGAGGCGCGCTCGGGGGCTTGCGCCGCTACCTGGTCTGCCTCTGCCTTCTGCTGATCGAACTGGTCGGCACGCTCCTGCTCGGACAGGTCGCGAGTCTTCTGCTCGTACGTCCATCCGATCTTCGCCCAGCCGTGCCCGTAGACGAGCGAATCCTTCGCGATGTCCTTCGTGACCTCACGCCAGTCGTAGTGACGCCACCAGTAGTTGATCATCGCTTCGACGGTCTCAGCGTTCGGCTCTTCCTCGGGCCGACGGGCGTTCACCGAGAACGTCGGGTAGTTGACCGCGACGCTCGGCACGATGACGTTCACCGTCGAGAACGCTATGTTGACCGCGATGCGGTCTTCGGAGTTGAGCTGATCCGTGAACACCTTGCCGCGGTACATGTCGCGCAGGCGCTTCCACGTCTTCTCGTAGCCTTCCTTGTCGCGGTACTTCTTCGCCACATCGAGGCGCATGCGGTACCGCTTCAGCAGCTTCTCCTTCGTCATCCCGCTGCGCTTGTACGCGTCAGGCTGACCGCCCGTCCCAGGGTGGTATTCGGCAGGCTGTGTCGGCTGCGCAGACTGTTGCTGCTGGCTCGGCTCGACGTAACTCATACGATCGGGCCTCCAGAGGCGTACCCGTTCACAGGCTCAGGCGGTTCGTTGCCGTACCGCTTGGCGTTATCGAACATTTCCTTGATGGTCTCGCGATTGGTCGGGCCGTCATGCCAGTGCTTGCGCCCTGCGTTGCCGAAGCCGAACGAAATCGAATGCAACTTCGGGTCGTCGGGCGTCGTGTCGCAGTCGCGACACGGGTAGTCGAAGCCCTGGTCCCTGTTGTGCTCGCACCCGCCAGGCGTGAAATCTTCCATCATCGTTCCAGGTAGTCCGCGCGACAAAGTCCCATCAGTAACGTGTCCCTTCCGTCCCACGGGTCGAGTACTGTCCGATACGGGCAGGGGTTGACCGCTGGTGGGTTTGCTTCTCCCACCATGCAAGCGATCCCCACGGCGGGGCCGTCTTGCTGGCGAAATACGAACGCCCGTGATCGCGCATCTGGTTGGCGATCGCCAGGCTCATGACGCAGTCGTCGTGCGGCGAACCGTGGAGCTTGGCGTCCTCGTCGCGCACGAACGTCAGCAGCTCTAACCGTGTACGTCGAGACTGGACGTCGATGCCGTGGCGGCGGATCTCCATGCCCAGCTCGTCCAGCATGTACGGCTTCGTCTTCTTGTTGGTGAGCCACCCGACCTTCTTGGTCTTGCGGTTCTTCTTCTCATCGAAGATCTCTTGGTGGTAGAGCGCGGGGTAGCGCTCGATCTCGGCAAGGAACTTGCAGGTGGTCAGGCCGTGGTTGTTGACCTCGCAGCCGATGAGGGCACGGTTGAAGAACGTGCCAAGGTCGGCGAGCACACGGGCGAAGACGTCAGGTTCGCAGTGGCCGTGCCAGTGCGCGACCTGCTTGCCTGTCTTCAGGCTGATCACGTCGGCCGACGAGTAGTCGCCGTATTCGAGACCTTCGGCGACGTCCGCGCCGATCACGTACATCTCGCCGATCTGCGGGAACTCCCAGAGCTGCAGGTCGCCGTTCGGGTCGCCGACGAACGTCAGGTCGTTGCGGCGCAGCAGGTAGCCGCGGCGCAGCTCGTCTTCGTTCGGCACGATGTTGCGGACGATGTCGACGTCGAAGAACGGGTTACCCGACTTCAGGAACGCTTCCTCTTCGTCGCGCGGGTACTCCTGGTGGAGCTGCCAGTCGGGGAGCGACGCAGCCTTCGCTGCATACCAGTCTTCGTCACGGTCGGCCCGTGCCGACCAGGGGAAGAAGATCGGCTCGAACCCGTTCGTGCGTTCGCGTGCGCCTTCCCACATCGTGTGGAAGAAGTTGCCGAAACCGTTCGCGGTCGACAGGCCGATGATGCGTCCGCCTACGTCAGCGATCGGCTCGATAGACGCCCACGCAGCCTCGGGGTCTTCGAGGAAGGCCCACTCATCCACCACGACCAGATAGCAGCTTCGCCCACGGGCAGGATCACTTCCGCTCGGAAGCGACTCGATGCTGCTGCCGTTGCTGAACGGCATCTCCTTGACGTTGTCAGCGAGCTTGCGAGGGCCACGAGCACGCATCCACTCAGGCAGGCGAGCTTCGCCGTACTTGACCATGCGCAGAAGGTTCTTCGCTTCACGTTCACCCTTCGACAAGAAGATGACGAGACGGTCGGAGTTGAAGTACGTGAGCCAGAACGCGTACGCAGCGGTCAGCGTCGACCAGCCGATCTGACGGGCCTTCAGCGTGATCACCTTGCGGTGATTGACGAACGCCTCGAACCCTTGCTTCTGCTCATCGAACAGCGAGAGCAGGATCGCTCCATGCTCAGGGTGCTGGATGTACCACCAGTTCTCAGCGAAGTAGAAGAAGTCGTCTCGACACTTGCGCCAGCGTGCTTCGATCAGCAGCTCGCGCTTTCGATCCGACGGCATTAGGACACGTACTCCGCTGCGTTGCGCAGCCGTTCGGGATCGTCGGCAAACATGCCGAGGCCCTTGTTGCACGCATGACAGAGCGCCAGGCGGTGAAGTCCGCTGGCGTGACAATGGTCGAGTACTTCGCTCTCAGCGCCACAAATGGCGCAAGGCTCCGCGAGTAGCGCTTCGTATTCCTCTAGCGATATGCCGTACTTGTACTTGACCCGCGCTCGACGTTGCGATGCAGCGCGCTTGCCTGGATTGCGCTGCTCCCACTCGCGGGCGCGCTCAGCTCCGCACGGATTGCAGTAGGCGTTCGACTTGCCCCGCTCGCGCTCGTGACAGCGACAGCAGAGCTTGCGGTCAATCGCCATCGGTCCCGAGAAGGTCGGCCATCTCGCGGGCCAAGTCTTCGTCGGTCATGTCGGAGACACGGTGGTCTTCGATCACGACCCGCTGCGGCTGCAGCTTGTTGGCGTGCTCCAGGTACAGCTTCATCGCCTGGACGTCGCCCGACTTCGTCGCCTTCTCGTACAGCGCGTTGATCACGTTCTGGACGCGCTCAGGTTCGAGGTTGTACTGCGCAGCGACCTTCGCCAGCTCCCGCTGGAACCGTTCGTCGCGCTTCCACGCGGTGACAGTCAGGCGGTTGAAGCCATGCTTCTCCGCCCACTTGGTCTGCGACTTCTCGTCGTCCGCGCGCTCCCACTGCGGAGTGCACAGCCAGTGCATGAACTCCTTGACGTAGTCAGGGAATCCACCCTTCGGCCACTGAAAATGTCCGTGCTGCTCCATGCCACTCCAAGATCTGTGCGTGCAGGGGGAGCGGCGGGAGGAAGACCGCTCGACCCCTGCGAGGGCTGGCACACGTAGCCCCTACACAGGTGCACCTACTGTCCCAACGTGTTAGCCCCTGGGACAGACGGAACCTCTCAATGAGATGATTCAACGACCGTGTCCGAACTGCGGCGAGTCCGAAGGGAAGAAATTCCCCGACAGCGACTGGTGCACCGACTGTGTGCTCGCCGCGCTTGACGAGCAGCGCAAGGAAGACACGCACAAGGTCAAACCGCAGGTGTTCAACACTTGAGGAAGGAACCGTACGCGCTGTACTACGAGC